CTATGCTTATAAATGATTCTTCCTATGTCAGTATCCGATGCATCTCCAAAATAAATAACCCCATCACTAGGGGACAATAAAGTCATCGAAGCAACGTCACTATGTTCTATAATAACTCCATTCGCTTGCTCCCCTATGACAGTGACGCTTCCTGCAGAGGCTGCCAGAACATGAAGTTTTCCATCTGGATTGGCCGCTCCAATGCCGATCCTATTGTTCCCGGCGTCAATAACCAAAGTGTTAGAATCGAAATTTAAGCCGTTTGGTGTCGCGACTGTTCCAGCGTTAATAGTAACAGCATCTCCGGAGGCATCTCCAAAAGTTAATGTGTTGGCGGATACCTGAAAATCTGTGACTCTAGCATTTAATGTTCCACTTACAATAAGATTGCCGGTTATTCTAGTGTCGCCACCAACATCTAATTTATAGGCTGGAGTTGTAGTGCCTATTCCCACATTGCCAGAAATGTGGACAGCGCCTGTTACAGCGAGTTCAGCAGTGGGGATTGCTGTTCCTATTCCCACTCTACTATCAGAAGGGGCAATGGATAAATAACCGTTTGATGTTGCTCTAAAGTCAACATGTTTTGCTGGAGAAGCTGTGTGGGTTAGTCTCAATTGAGAATCAGAGTTGTCGACAACTTCTAGCTTCTTATCTGGGGCAGCCCTGCCAATTGCAACTTTGTTGCTAGTACCATTAACAACCAATGTTGTCGTATCAACAGTCAATCCTGACAGGTTACCAACGGAAGTTATATTAGCTTGGGCAACAGTTGATAGTGTACCGCCTAGTGTCGTAGCTGTAACTACAGTTGCTTTTATGTTGCTCGATGTTAATTCAGTGTACCGCCCAATGGATCCCGACATCCCTATTGAGGATGTGAGTTCACCAGTGACGCTTAACACAGAGCCGTCAAAGGTTAAATTAGCCTCTCCGTCTAATTCGGTAGTGGTAGATCCTATTGACACCAGCCGATTGGCTGATTTGTTGTTTAAGGCTGTTACAGCAACAGTTGTGCTTGGGGTCGTCGACAGAATCAATTGATTGTTAGAATTGACACCCAAGTAACTTCCAAGTCCGGCAACAGACCCTGATGCTAAACCCAAAAGAGTAAGAGGATTGGATCCGGTGAGCGTGGTACTGCCGGTTAATACGTGTGTATCATCAGCAGAGTCTCCGAACTTTGTAGATCCGGTGGCGGTTAAGTTGGTAACGGTCTTGTTTGTAACGTCTAAGTTGAGGGCGTTGGCATTGATCGTACCAGAAACATGTAACGTACCAGACAAAATTAAAGTTGTTGTGGCATAATCATAGGTTAAAGCAGTCGAACCAGATATGTCAACATCATTCTTTTTAAATTGTATTGATCCAAGATCCCCGCCGGCACCAGTAACAATGTTTTGTGCTACATATGCCCAACCATAATCAATTCCATTCGCCATTGGCTACCCTCCTAGTTTAATTAGAAGGTGCTACACGCTGCATAAATGTTTACTCGAGCAGCATTGGCGTTAACAAAAGCGATTCGATCGATACCAAGAATTATATAAAGTCTGTATTCTCTATCAGATGGCACTTGTGCGGATGCGTTTACTCTATTTGAATCTGCTACTCCTACCGAAGCGGCGCTGGCTGCAGAATTACTCGAAAATTCACTGGCTTCACAAATTTCAAACCACTTTGCAAATGCATGACAATAGCCAAAAATAGTTGTAGCGGTTGGCGCTGCTCCGCTTCCATGCTCATCTTCAATAAGAACATGTAAGTATCTCTGATTTTCGGTAGCATAACCTACTCCTCCGACGATGTCAGCCGTGATACCTATTAAATCATCTGTATCTGCTAGCGGTGTAACTTCCGCCCCAGGAGGCCCGGCAATATTCTTCGGGCTTCGGGTTCTTCCCCAACTATTATGTTTATGAATCGCCATCGTTAAATCTCCTTCTTTCCTAACTAGTTACTTCTTTGTCTTTTTCGCTGCTCTTTCTTATGTCTAGCGATCGCTCTTTTCCTTGCAAGACGTTTTTTCACCGAGGGTTTGATGTGGTGACGCCTTTCTTTGAATTCATCAATAATACCGAGCTTCTTACATTTTTTAATGAATCGTTTAATAAATCGGTTGGGATCCTCATTCTTTCGAGGCTTCTCTATGTGATTGGTTGCCATTTAATTTCCTGCTAACTTTTTCCAAACACCGGAAGATGCGAAGGAAGATAAATCAACCCCGGGGTCGCGTGGAGATACTCCATCAAGAGCCTGCGACCCTGCTGGCGATGTTTGACTGCGCTGGGGAGCCATTGGGGTTGTGCCCTCAAAGAGGTCGACGCCGTTGTAAGCATCTTTCCCAATTGCGTCTAGCATTTTTCTTTTTTGTTCGTGAAGTTGATTTTGTTTTCTTTGTCTCCGAACACTTGCTTCTTCGTTGGTTTCCAATTTTGGTTTAGTCTTGGTTTCAGAAACAACTTGTTGGCTTGAAGTACTCTTCATTACCTCGGATATAATTGTTGAAAGAGCGCCTTCTTCAAAAATAACTTCTTTAATGCACTCTTTAATCAATGGTTTGAGAATTTTCTTTAATTCAATTTTATTCATACTTGCCTTCTTGCTCTTTGTATTGTTGATGTGTATATCTCTCAGCACCCAACGATGCTTCTAATTTAGCAATTTCCATTTCTATTATGTTAATGTTCTGTAAGATAGAATCGGCAATATTGTTTTCTGTATCTGCGGAGTGCGGAACTGAAGTCGCTATAGTCTGTTCGCCTTGAGAGATTAATTTTAGCTTCATTATTGCTTGTTTCAAATCGTCAATTTGTTCTTGCATCTGTGCTTGCATGGATAGAGATTCTTGTTCCGGTGACAATTCTTCTCGAATAATTTGAATCAATCTGTCTCTGCTAATCTTCATGGTTAATCTCCCAAAATCTTTTTAAATAAATCATTGATACTGTTTTCCTTGACCTCACGCAGACGAGTGGATATATTCCCTTGGTCTTTGGGGTATACATAAGCGTTAGGAGTCGATGGTTCAGAAACCATGTCAAAACAAATTAGTTGGAAGTCAGTTTCAACAACAGTTTGGCCTGCGCTCTCCGTAACCGAGCCAAGTCCCCTTGAGGAAATACCAAGCTTAACACCAGCATCGATAAGGTCTTTAAGTATTCTTCCGGAAGGAGTGTCAAGTACTTTTATTTTTCCCATAACATCCTTGCCTTCCCACCATATTTTCGTCACAATGTGAGAAACATTTTTGAGATTAACGACAGAGTCATCTGGATGGTCAAGTTCGCCGCAAGCTCTATTATCAGCTACAATTTTATTATAATTATCCATTTCGCGCTTAAGAACTTCATATGGATACACACGACCATTGCCATTTTGTTTATCAGCGGTCTGTAAGCGACCAGATAAATACATTGTGCCATTGGACATCTCTGCTTTTTCTCGTTCGGTTAGCAAATCTTGACAAACACCGTCTTTGCAAAGTGCATAAAATTCTCTTAATAGTTTCTTTTCAGCCATATTTTCCTCAAATAAATAAATGCCGGCGTTACCGGCGCGCATCATGATCCGCTGCAGCAGCGACGGACTGGTTGGAGCATCCATCGTTTAATCGTCAACATAATCACCTCCTGATCTTGACGATACTCTCATACCAAAGTCATTAACAATCATCGAGAGTAAGTAAGTAGTTCCGGCCCCCAAGCATGAGAGACAGAAAGCATTCCCTAGGGAATATTCAAATGTAAATAGTTCTGTATAGCTGTTTATGCTAAATAAAAACATTGATACCCAGAAGCCCATACACAATGGACAGTGGAATAAAGTGTTCCATTTTTTTGAATAATCTTTCTTTGGTCTTATGTCCTCAAAGATTTTACCATAAACAATAATAAAAGTCATGCCGTAAGAAACAAGGATGAAATTGAGTAAACCCATTATCTTCCCATATAAGCTTTATCAAACTGCATGTTAGTATCATATGATAATTTGGCCTCAATGCCATCGCGGTCAGAAACCGCGGACATAAGGTTCTCGTGATTATCTACTAAACTTTGATAGATAGGTTCAAACTTAGAGTGTCCTTTCATCACCCAACTGCTTGTCGTGGCGGCGTCTTGGCCGCTGCCGGGTTCCCTACAATCATCCAAAGGATCCAAAGGTGTTTTTTTAAATCCCCGCCTGCCATAATCAAATTCAGAGTGTCCGCCGGTTGGTGGAGTACCTGGGGTTTTTCTTGGTGCCAACTGTTTTCTAGAAACCATTTTATTCCAAGCGCGATCTTTAGCTTTATCGGATGTCGCTGACCAATGGTCTGATGTCAGGCCCGCACCGGCTTTATTAATTAAATTAAAAGAGATGCCATACAAAATCTTACTCCAGCCTGCTCCTCTAAATTGCTTGTGTGTGTAAACCCAAGACATATGCCAAGTTTCAGGTATACACCCCTGATCCATTATGCTCTCTGTAAGCCTATCAAGGCCACACGCTGCAAAGGGGAAAGGTCCTCGTTGTGTCATTATATATAGAATTAATTCGTGGTTATCTTCCTCGGGAGAATGAAGTAAGGCAACGCCTCCAAGATCCGGCAGAGGAATTGGCTTATCGTCCTCTGATAGAAAAGCTTTAAAACTTTCCATCAAGACCTTCATTAGTACGTATACCTTCCATAGAGATAAGGCGCAAAAAGACTGTCAGATTTTATTGACCCTTTCTTCTCCGCATGAGGCACATCGCCCAGATCTGTTGAATATTCGTTATCTGGGTCAACCAGGGCGTCATCTTGTAAATCATCGTATGCTGTTGTACCTGTAATATAAGGCTGTTCTGATGTCATCCATTCTGAGATTTTTAAGAGAGTTACTTTAATCGGGTCATGGGATTGGGAGTCCATGATTTGTCCCTCCAGGGAGCCATAAACATTGCCTCCTTGGATTGAATCATAATCAATAACCCCTTGGCCTCTCAAATATTCCAAAAGCCTAGATTCAGCACCGTAGACTGCGTCTGACGTTATTTCTTTTGCAAACGTGACAATTTTTTTAGATGTCGGTTGGACTACGATGTCTATATCTTTGTGGTCTAAAATCATTAAGTCTCCGTTGAGAGCATTTCTTAAATTTAAATTAAACTCTATCTCATCTTTCTCGACGATTTCAATTTTAATAGTTTTTTCTTCCGGAACAGAAGCGACTTCTTCATCAGTGATATTAATCTTTACGGCCATTCTTGGTTACCTCCGCAATTAAATCTTGAATATAAAAAATTTCCTCAACCATTTGCTGATTTATTGGAGTTTGTGAGTACTTGTCCAGCTTTACCTTAACTTTTTTAAAATTTTCGTTATTGAGGTCATCGTTGCCCTCTACAATTCGCTGCTGCACGGCGTTCTTGAGGCGTCCGATCTCTTCATTTAAAAAACTCTTTAAGCCGAGTCCATTATCTGAAAACGACACAATATAATTTGTAAGAAGTTCCTTCTGTTCTTTTTGAAGGGTTCTTTCATATGCATTATTAAATTTGCTAACAAATGTTTTGTACTCAAGATTGTCCAAGTGCTTCATTTCTGTAAGGAGTTTATCTTTTCTTCCTAGAAGCTTAATCAAATTATTCTCGAGTATAATTCTCTTCTTTGCTTCGAGTTTTGTATTCTGGAAGAACAGACCCAACGAAGCAAGATCTTTGTAATTTGGAACAAAATTAGAAAACACCCCAGCACCCAATTGCTTATTGATCTTGTTGATCAAAGTTGTCTGCTGATTGAAGGCGGCCTTTCGATTCGAACGAAGATAATCTATCTTCGTTTCTTCGAGTAGCCGACGGGAGAATTCCGGCACAAGCTCTTTACTTTCCAGAAGAGAAGTATATAATGTGAGTTCTTCTTTGAGTGTACTTCCTTTATAAAAGAATTCTTTTAAGATATTCTTTGTAATTGTTTGTCTTTTCTTATCTTCTCGAACGATTGCTCTTGTTAATTCTTTGATTAGGCATTCGTAAAGAAAAGCGGTATTTCTTTTCTTATTATGTTTCATGCTTGTTTCCTTATGTTATTCTTCGAAACCGAAAAAGCTTTTAAATTTACGAGCAAGACCCTTTACAGGCAGGATGATCCTCATTCAGCACCGCTGATAGTTCTTCTTTAATAATTTGTTTAAGTTGTTCTTTAGTTATTTTCATTTTCTTTATCCTTATTTAAAGATTCTATAAGATTTTTAATTTCAAAATCAGTAGTAAATAGTTTGTCTTCCTCTAAAATGTCGAAATTTTTTGCTTCCGTGACACCTCGAGTTAAAGAGTCTAGTCCGCCAAATCCAACTTTCCCGGGCCACGTTTTACGTCTTGTTCCGATTTCACCAGTGGCTTGGTTAATCATTTGTTTTCTTAAGCCACCTTTTTTATACGTATGTTGGTGTCTTTTGTACGGGCCTCTCTTCTTTGATCGTGCGTCATCGTCACGCTTCCCGGGCGGCTCTGCTAAAAGTACCTCTTCTTCTTCTCCGGCTTCTTCTTCTCCGCCTTCGAGGTCTCCTCCAAGGTCGCCACCTTCTTCACCTCCAAGGTCACCTCCAAGGTCACCTCCAAGGTCACCTCCAAGGTCACCGCCTAGATCACCACCACCTTCTTCTGCTGGTTGTGCCGCCGCTTCAAGGTTGGCTAAGAACTTCTTATCAGAATACATCTCTCTTTGCATCCGAATAAATTCGTCCTCAGAAAGGCCGAGTAAGTTTTCGGAGACCCATCGCCTGGAGAAGTAACCTTCAGTTGCAGCACCAGCAACATCAAATTTTTGACTCCAATGTTCAAGCTCTTGCATTTCAGCAATTTTACTTGGGTTGTTAAGGGACAATTTGAAAGCCAATAGATCATCGTCACGATAACCCATCGTATATAAATGAATAATGCCAATCTTTTCCAGTTCCGTTACAACAACTCGTTGTAATCTCTGGATGGTTCTTGCAAATCGAATGTCTTTTTGAGCCAAAGTTGTTTTATCTTCCGTTGCACCCTCGCCCATCGTCAGATATGATTGCGGGACTTTAAGAGCAGAGAACAGTTTGTCTCTAAGATATTTTACATCTTCAATTTGTGCTGTGAAAGTACCGCCTGCAAGATTACTAATATCAGTAGAGGACTGACCTCCGCGAATTGGAATAAAATAATCTTCTTCAATAGAAAGGGGGTTATATCGTAAGTCAACTCGACCTGTTTCAGGCGCCACTATTTGGTGTCTTTTAAGTTGAGTCATAACCTTTTGCATATATTGTTCTACATCTTGCGGGGCGATTCCCCCTACATCAATTTTAAAAATCCTACGCTCTGATGATCTAACAATACGATATGCCATCATAGCATCTTCCAGAAGAGTAAGTTGTCTCCAGATGCGCCTTGCTGGTTCCAAAGCACTGGTTCCATAAGGAGCATGTTTGTCGTGTCCTAGTACTCTAAAGTGCGCTATTTGCCAGTTCTCAAGTGTTAAGCCGCCGTTGTTCCATTGATACTGAACATAATTGGGATTGGTTGGGTCTTCTCCCTCGAGTCTTTCAAGCTCGTTGGGTGGCAAACCTATACAATTCCTTATTCCTAATCCCTCATCAATATCTAAATACAAAAACAAGTCACCATATTTACACATTGTCCTAGCCCAACCAAACAAATTGTGTTCTATATTCATTATATTATAATATAATGAATGGAGGATGTATTTAATTTCATCATTAGGACATTTAATATTTAGCATGGGTGTGATTCCCGAATGCGTTGTCATTTCGTCAGCATAAATATCGAGTGACGAAGCGATCTCGGGTGTATATTCCATTTGATCAAAGTCAACATAACGCTCTGAACGATTTCTGTTCGAAATCATATTAAGAGTGGTTATGTTCATCGGGTTGTATTCAGTCTTTTTAAATTGTTGCCCTGAAGCCGAGCGGAATCTTTTCGCATATATATCCAAATGCCGCCGTCTCAATTGTCTACCAGACTGAGTTCTTCTTTGTGTAAGTGGTCCTGAGAAAAGTCTTGTTAAAGCTTTGAACAGACTATTTTGATTGTTGTTTGGGTTTCTATCATTACGTGCCATTTTTTATCCCTTATAAATCCAAAAGAATTCTTTTGCTTTTTTTATTTCTTCTTCGTGCTTTTCCTCGAAATTTTGAACATATCCATCTTGACCTTTTATTTGCATATTCATTGTTGTAGTTGATTTCATTATACCACCGAGCATTGCTTTTTTATATTCCATATCTCTATGGTTTTCTTCGAGAGCAGTATCTCGAACCCAACAAGTAATAGCAAGTGCCATAACTAGATCATCATTATAAGAACGCATTGCTTGTGGTTTCCCATTGTACCATATAAATGTTTTCATTTCGTGAAATAAACGATTAGAGTGTAAAGTAATTAGTTTGTTCCTAACATACTCCTCCAACTTTGCTACGATTAACGGTCGGGTTTTAGTGGAAGTTGTAAAACCAGGTATAGATCTATCATTACCTTCGGCAATGTGCGCTTCTACATATTCGTGTGTTGATTTAATGGAATAATATAATTTTGGATATTCTAGAGTTATTAATTTTTCTAAAATAGAAATGCCAATTCCGTTATTTTCAACAACCAAAAGACAGTCTCCATATTCTTTCCCAGCATCATAGAGGATATGAGAATATAAATCTAAGTTTGGTTTTCCTTGGTATTCTGCTACGACTGTCATGGTGTCCAGCTTTAAAACATGAAAAACAGAATAATCTGTGCCATCGCCTCTTGCCACATCTGCTACTAGCACATATGGCGACCCATCTTGGTATTTTTCCCAAATCCAAAAGTTTCTATCATAGCCGGTTTTGTACAATGGTTGCTTTATATTTTCAAATAACCATTGCATATCATCCGGGTGGATAACAGTTTCGCCAGAAGTATTAAAATTGCATTCCAATTCTTGAGCAATTTGTCTACGTGACATATTTTTAGTTTCTTTAAAAAACCAGTCATCGTCCCTTTCAGGATGACATTCCCATGACAAAACAATAGGATGGAAATCGTTCTCACCTGACTCTGCGTCAACATATGTCTTGTGGAACCAATTACCCACCCCCTTAGGGGTCGACAAAGCTATGCAGCGACCTCCTGTTGATAAAGTAGGGTAAAGACCCGTCCACAACTCTGCGAGGCCTTCTACGTGTGCTGCCTCGTCTATAACGAGCAGTGATAATGCCTCGGATCGACCTGCATCACCAGAAGTGGTTCCAGCTTTGATTTGGGATCCGTTTGACAATTCAAATGAAGTTTTGTTGTCTGTGATAATCTTTGAAATCTGAATCCACTGCGGTAGATGTTTCATGATTTGTTTTACTTTTCTTACAAGATTGGCAGCAGTTCCAAACTTGGTTGCGATAACAAGAATGTTTTTGTCTCGATGAAAAAGCATAAACCAGACAATGTATCCCGCTGAAATTGTGGAGATACCAAGTTGTCTGGCCTTTAGTATAATATTGAATCGATAATCGTTGAAGTCCTTGAGCAGGTCTTTTTGATAATCATAGGTTTTAAATGGGATCAGCCCTCGGAGGGGATGTGAGATTCGGCAATAGTTATCGATAAAGAATTGTGGATCCTTGCCGCATTTCACAATCTCTTTTACAATTTCTTGTTTGGAGAGTTTAAAAGACATTAACCCTTCTTGCGTTTATCGTTTGGGGCTTTCTTTTTTGAATGTTGCGCTAAAAACTTTCGTGTAACATCACGAGTCATGTCAACAGAGGGCTCAAGATATGGTTCAGAATCAACTTTGGAAATTTTATAATGTTGATAAGCCTGTACAAAAGTACGAACGCGTGAGGTGGATTGTACTAGTATATTTGGTTCACCTTTCTTTGTAAGTGTTATGCTTTTTCCTGTTATTGCTTTGTATTCTTTTTGCAGAAACTTTTTAACTTCATTAAGCATCCGCTCTATTTCTTGTTCGTATTTTGGATCTTGAACATCTTTGAGGCGCGTGTCGCTTTGATAGTTAATACACATTCCATCTCCGTAGAATTTAACACCGAAGCCGTCATTAACTCGTTGATCCATGATGGGGCAACCTTCTTCTCGCTTCAGACCGACTTTTCGCACTTGCCCATCAAGGGTAAAGCGTTCGTCATGACCACCGTCCCAAGCATTTGCGGCCGCTTGGGCAAGGCCTTGAATAATTTCTAGTGTGTTTGAACTCATGTGTTTTTTTCCTTTTTTGCTTCAGCCATGCGGGACGGATTATTTGGGTTTTCGGGATATCCGGAAGGTTCGCCAGCTTCTTCCTGCTCTGCTTGTTCCGTAGCGGCCGCCATCATTTCTGCTTTTCCCTCTGTATCGTCAGGAAGGAATTCATCAAGATGTGCCTTGATCGTCCACCACATTCCACGTGTAAGATTTGAAGCGACACCCAGGGGACCCGGAAGTTCACTAGCCACAGGCGGCGGTTCGTTAGTTCTTAAATTACTTTCAAATTCGGTTAAAACGTTCCCTAGTTCTTCTTGAATAATCTGTTTTAGTTGTCCTTTGGTTAATCGCATTTATTTGGTCTCCAACCTTTTTTCCATCGTTCCTCTCTTCCCTCAATATATTGTATATAACACCCGAAACAACAGTCGAACTTTGTCATGTAGACATCATCTTTGGATTTGAAAGAATAAGTATTACAAGTTGGGCATGAACGATTATGCTCTTCTTTAAGTAGTTTCTTGGGTATAAAAACGCCATTGATCTCTTCTTTGTCATAATCTTCTTCATTGGTATTATTATAATATACTTCTTTCAATTCGTCAAGGTATTTTTTTTCTTTTTCATCATCCCATTGAGATTTTGGATTTACGACGGCTTCTTTGCCATATTTCTTGGCAATCGCTTGTTCTATTTTAACGGCGTAGTTTGGATCTTTGTTTTTCATATCATTTAGATCCTAGAAACCTAGGATGGAGCCTGAAGACGCTGCCGTACTCGTCATGTGTAACTGATTTAATATCCGACCACAGGCGTTTAATTTCATCGATTCCGATGTCCATGACGGTGACGGATTCGGGGACGGCATCGGACTCCAAAAAATTGGCGACGAGGTCGTTGAATTCAAGTGGTTGCAAATTCAAAGAGTGATCGGGATACTTGTCTTCTGCATACTTAGGCAATGCACCCACTAGATCAAACTGCCAACCCTCTAATGGCTGTCCTTTACGGTCTCTTGCTTTCTCCTGCCACTCGGATCTTTCTGGCTCTGCAGATTGCCGTCGCATTGAATGGCTCGGATCTATGAAAGAAGGATCATTCAACATCTCCGACTGTCCTTCTAGGACATTTTTAAGTTCTTCTTTAATAATTTGTTTTAATTGTTCTTTAGTTATTTTCATTGATTTCCCTCACAGAGTAGTATGTTCCCAGTGATGTTCCTGACGCTAACAAAAAGCCGCCGAAGAAGGCCCACATAGTTTTGTTTGGTTTCATTTCTTTTCGAAGCGCCGAGATCTCTGTGTCTCGAAGTTCCAATAGAGTTGCATTCTTTGCTTGTTCTGTTTCCAACTCTGCTTTTAAATAGTCTATTTCCAGTTGTAGTTCCGCTTTTACAATAGAAACTTTCAACGTGGTTTTGATTTCACATTGCTCGAGGGTCAATTCATTCCCGGCAATAATGTTGGCCACTGCCTCATCGTTCATTAGACGGCCGTCAAAGGGTGCTACGTCCCCTTCTTTGAGGTGGACGAGCATCGGGTCTGCCACGGCAATAGAAAGCAATAAGAGTATCATTTTATATTCGCTAACATATTGTCTACCGCTTTCTCTGGTAGTTTTGGAAACGCATTTTTTAAAATCTGTCGTATCTGTTCATCCGGCTTGTTCGCTGCCTTCAGCCTTCTTACAATATCACCGGGTTTCGTTTTTTGCTTTTGTGGCTTCGGCTTCTTCTTTTTTTGTGGAGCCCCGGGTGTTGCCAGCCCAGCGTAGGAACTCAAAACTTGTTTAAGCGCTGTATTTTCAACATTTCCAACTTTTTTTAAAACCTTTGACAAGTCTGCGCCCTTCTTGTCGAGGCGAAATAATGTAAAAACTTCATCACCACCACTCGCAACCAGACCAGTATCTGCAGGGTTGAGATAATACACAATTGATTTATTACCATAACTTCCTATAAATTTTATTATTTTTTTAGCATCAAGTAAACTTTTTATTTTGGCTTCGTCTTTAATCTTTTTTACGTCTGTTGCACTTGAAATATAAAAATCAACCAATTTTTGATATTGTTTATTTAGAGAATTAATAATAGGAACAATAGATTTCTCCTCATCACTTAAAGGTTCGTTGGTTTTTATCTTATCGTTAATAAAATCAAATGTGTTTAACATCGCATTGTGGTTTGCCATGGTTTTTGCTTCTTCTCCTGTTGCTATTGTTTTTCCTGTCTTTGTACTTTTTAATATTAAACTATCAAATGTCACTGCTTTTTTAAGCGCTTGGGACAAACTGCTTTTCATTTTATCTGGTTCAAATTCTCCATAATGTTTAATAGAGTGGCTTAGGCCGCCATGAGTGTCTCCTGCTATTTCATATTTGCTATCAGCAGAAAAGAAAACTATTTGATTTCTTCCGGGGCCATCTTCATCTGGTGAGATACTAAATTTTGCTTCATTTAAAAAGCTCTTCCAACTTTCCATTATAAGTTTCATGCTACGCTGGCTCCGGGTTCCCCTGTTAAGTTTGCCAATGAAATATGGAACTTTCTAGTTGGGCTATCTCCGCGAGTACCTAAAAAACCAGACTCTTTTTCTCTCAACGATATGATCGTTGAATCATCCAATCCGACACCCCTGAGAGCATTAACTATATACTGTTCCAGCGCAGCCTGAGTTGGTTTGTCAACGTAAACTAGCCAAGACTTTCTATCATCCTTTGGAATTATTTCTACTTCGTTTTCTAAACCTATCGAGCCTTCAAACGGAGGTAGGTTTTTCAACATCTTTTTCCATTTACCGCCGGAGACACCTTCTGGTCTTGCTTTTTGGTGAAGTAGAGTGATGTGGAGTTTATCTGGTTGTAATGAGGATGCTTCTGGTTCTTCGATGGATGTCTGTAAATTTAGAGCCTGCTGCCTTAAAGAAACATCTGGGGTTAATTTTACTATACCTGTGCTTTTTACTTCATAGGATTCCTTCAAGAAGCGTTTAAATTTTTCCATTATAAGTTTCATTGAGAGGCCTTTAAAATAGGAGAACCTTGAGGTAGAACGAAATAGATTCCTGCTGCGGCAAATGCGCCTCTATCAAATGGTACTTGAACGCCATCGACGTCCATACCACCCGGGTACAAAGTAACAAGGCTCAAGACCGTTCTTCCGTCTTTAAGAGAACCAAGGTTGGAAGTTACCAACGTAACTTCATCTGTTTCTTTCCTTTCGCCGGGAGCAACTTTTACAACCTCTCCACGACCACCGGGCATTTTATAATCTTGCAAACCAGCAACTTCTTGTGGAGTTCCAGCAGCCAGACCCATTTTACCAATTGGGCCAGAAGGAGAACTGATACCTTCCCACTTAACCATGCCACCGCCTGTTGATGTTGGTTGTGTATTCATTATGGCCAAAATCAATTCTCTAACATTAACATTTGGATAAATTAAAGATCCGGGAGCGTTAGCGTCTTGGTGTCGATCTTTGATGTGGTTCATACCGTCTTCACTAGCATATAAAAGTACTTTGTCGCTAATTGGTATTAAATCCCCTTCATTAACTTGTGTGCCTTTGAGCCACTTGTTTCCGTCAACCATTGCTTGAACTTGTCCTAAAGCATTTTGTTCGTTCTCATATATTGCTTCTTTGATTAATTCATATAATTTTTGTTTTGTAAGTTTCATGACTTGTCCTCCGGGGTCATTATTAAGATGCCAAACTCCTCGGCAAGGATGCGGTCAATCTTGTCGGGATCGTCTTTGTTGGTCTCAACTAACAGA